TAGTTATATTTTTACCTAATAATTTATTAATTTCTTCAAGTTTCATATAATCACTCCCTTTTTGGTCTAGATGGTATTAAGTGGCACTGTCCATTATTCTTATAAGTAATTATACCGTTGTTTGTTTTTATGCTTACACCATCAAGACTCTTATAAGTTCCAAACTCTTTTTCTTCACTTATAAACTCTTTTCTCGTCCAAAGCCCATTAACTCTCAACAATTCTCCCGTACCAGCATTTTTGTAAATGATTTTCTGTGCTTCATTTTCACTAACATCAATGGTACTTTTTTTGCCATCGTATTTTTTACTATTAGGATTATGTTCTTCGTATTTTTCATGATTCAGCTTCTTTTCATGGTCTTTGATCCAAAGTTTAATTTGTTTATCTGTTTGTTCTTCAATAGGTATATCTTTATTATACCCTATTTCTGTTAAATATTCAACATAACATCTACAATTAATATCTTCAGCTGCTACACCTGTTCCTTTAGGATATTGACATCTTGCGCCGCTTGGAAGTATAAAGTCCTCATCATAAAGAACCTTAACCCCCTCCATCGCATCATGCGTATCTCTTACCGCCTCATCGCCCATAGTATGCCATACTTTAAATACCTGCACGCTATCTTTATTAGCTAAGTCTTCAAAAGCTTGATACTTGCTATCTTCTAATACCCTTGCGCTCTCAGTTCTTGCAATTCTCATCGTGTTACCAATATCTTTACCAAAGCGCTCTTTAAGCTTTCTTGCCGTTGTAGTATAAGTATCTCCATTATCTAGCCCTTGATGAATTATGCCGTGTACGTCATAAACGAAGTCAGCGCCATATTTTTTTATTCTGTCCGTCCAGATGTGACCTGCAACCTGCTTTTTAATAATGTTATTTGCGTCTATTTTACGTGCTATCGCCTCTATATTGTATTTTGATGTAATTGTATTAACTGACTTATAAGATGCGTTTAAAACCGATTCTAGCGTGTTCTGCACGGCTTTCTCATTTCCCTTATACATGTCAGCCATAATCTTCGCCGTATTTACGTCAAGCTTTCTTAGTTCGTCCCTTGTTAGCTTTACTCCATCATTTTTGCTCTCATAATCAGCATAAATCTTTTGTAATTTATTTCTTAATCGCCTGTACGCTGCTTTATAGTCTTGCTTAACGCCACGCTCATGCTTTTTGATAAGCTTTTCAACGCTTTTAATCAAATCGTCGAATATATTATTCGTCATCTTCTAAGTCCTTGTCTGCATTATTCATAAACTCATCAGCGTATGCATCTTTTTCTTGTTCCTGTCTTTCTAGCTCTTCAGCTACATCGTCAATATCTCTAAGCTTACCGTAAGCATAAGTCTTAGATAATCCAGCATCTAACGCAGCTTTAACTGTCGCTATATTGTCTAGCTCATTGTACGGCTTGTTGTCATTAAAGACAATTGATATATCTCTATAGTCAAAATCCTTAGCCGTCTTAATCTTTGCTATGCTTAGTATTAGCTTGATTCTTTCTTGTAATGCGCTCTTAAATTTTCTTTGTTTTTGCGCTATTATTTGATCTGTTGCGAATAGCTTATACTTCATTGCTTCGCCTGATACATTGCCTGCAAAGTGTTCGTCATTCATATTAGGCACTTTAGCGAACTTATGAATATCAGCATCAAGCCTATTCTTATAGTTTTCTAAAGCTGTATCGTTAATATTTTTAATTAGCCACTCCGCCGATTGACCTGCTCCGCCGCTCTTATCAAGTAGTAAAACCTTATCTTTAACCATTCTGTTTATATCTTCCTCGTCCGCTTGTGGCATACCTGCAAGCACTAATAACGCATCTGTAAACTCTTCAAAATCATTAGCTGTATCTGATTGTGTAAGATTAAGTGCATCGATAAGTGACAAAACCCTTTCAAAATCGCCTAGCGCTTCGTTATTGTTCTTAAATTCTACAACTGGTATAGCTCCGAAAAGGTTCGCATTTTCCTCAATCAGCTTTAAATCGCTACCCTCTAAACGCATTTCTTTGATACTGTCTTTTGTGTATAGAGTGACTAATTTGTTTTTGCTTTCCTTGCCTATACTCTCAGCATCTGCATCTTCACGAATGTATATGCAAAATAACGGCTCAGGCTTAATTTTGTTATCATAGACTAAGATAACATTTTCTGGCTGTACTTCATTAAATTTAACGCCGCCCTCTTCGTCTAAATATATAATCTCATAACCTCTACCTTTAATGCCGCATATCTTAGCTATTTCCGCGTTCTCGTCTTGCTCGTCGTTTAAATCAAAGACTTCTTGTAAACCCTCCATCATTTCCTTATTCTCATCTGCCACGGTATAGCTTATAGGCTTACCTACGAATAAACCAAGTAGTATATCAACAATGTAACTTGGATAATCAAGCGCTAATTTATTGTTAGCCTTGTAATCTTCCTTGCTCCTGTCGTATATCTTAGCCTTGCCCCTGTAATAGTCTTCAAGCGTGATGTATCTCTCGCAGTCTTCTTCGTGCAGCTTTATCAGCTTCGTAACTAGCTCGTCCGTGATCTCCGTTTCTTCTGGAAGATAAAACTCTTTCGCAGGCTGCATATATTCTGTAATGTAACTATCCATTTTTAACCCCCTTATAGTTTAAGCTTACGCTTTGACATTGTTTGCAAGCCCCTAGCTTTACGCCAAGGCTCTACGCCATATCTTAGTGCAGCTATCGCATCATCGAAAAAATTAACAGGCTCATCTAAATAAATAGACGACCTGTCATCGAATTTCCATTTCCATTGCCCTAACTCTTTGATAAGATTAACGCAAGATGGATGGATATATATATTTCTTTGTTTTAACCAGTTTATCTGATTATTGATATAAGTATAAGCTCCGCCCTTTTCCTTGATAACAGGCGCTGCTCTAAAACCTTTCTTTCTAAACATCTGTATTCTATCAGCTTCAGCACTATCGCAGTACATATTGACGCTGAGTGGAAAATCTTTTAAGGCTATGTCTATAATCTCATCTGACGTTTTCTCGTAGCAGTAAAGCTCTTTAAGTACGTATATATCGCCATCTTTATATGCAAGTAATAATATAGCGTTCGCGTGATTATATCCAAAGTCTTGACCCATTGATAAGTATTCCCAGTCGCCTATGTCTTGACTTATCTCTCGTACGTCCCAGTTATTAAATATAAGCCCGCCGACTTCGCCCCATTCGCCTAAGCCATATATCTTATAGCCCTCAGGATCTCGTTCTTTTCTCATCATCATACGCCTATGATAAGCTTCATCTATAAATCTATTGTCAAGATAAGTTGATGAATTAGTGTATATGTCATCGCTTACTACATCAAAATATTTAGCCTTAATCCAGTGCGTAGCGCTTATAGGATTAAATGTAAGCGTAATTTGATAGTAAAGATTAGGATTGTCAAGTTTACCTCTTAATCTGTCATCTAATATATCAATATCTGCTTCTTGCAATTCAGTTGCCTCCTCTACCCATATCCAAGTTAATTTACCATTCTTAAAAGTGATTGACTTAACCTTTTCACGCTGCTTGTCGTCTTTCATTCCTCTAAATATTATTCTAGAGCCTGTAAGTTTGCACTCCATCGATAAAGGCGATGATTTAATATCCCATACCCTATCAAAATGAGAGCCAAAGAGCATATATATCGCCTTTTGTAGCTCCGCAAATGTAGAGTCCCTGTTACTTTCATCGACTTTTCTAACTACTAAGAGATTAGCGCCCTTGTATTTTATATCGCTAAGCTTTTTAATATAGTCAATAGCTACGTTTGTAGACTTTCCAGAACCAGCCGAACCTTTAAGCACCCTATATCTTTTAGTGCATTCATTAACGCCTTTAAATATAGGATTTAAGCCAATCTTGTTTATTATCTTAGTCGCCATAATCATCTTCAAAAACTATAGTTATGTTGTTATCTAAATCTACCTTATCAGTCCATAAACTGTATCTTTTACCGATAAGCTCTGCTGCTTTTATCCTGTCCTTTGCTCCAACAGTCATTTCTTTAATCTCTTGCTCAAAGTTACCAATGTTTGCTAATACCTCTTCTTTTTCTTCACCACGCATAACCCTCGTTAGATATTCAAGCACTTCTTGTTGACTGGCAACAGCTTTATCCTCTAACTCTTTCATCTTTTCGTCAATATATGATTTAATGTCAGGTTTTGTCAGGTTTTCATTGCCCATTGATCTAGCGCTATTTTTGCTGTAACCTGCTTTTATTGCCGCTTCTGTTGCATTGCCGCTGATGATGTACTCATCAGCAAATTTCTTTTGTTTTATGGTTAATTTTGACAAATACATCACACCCTTTCTTAATATTTAATATGTACCAGCCTCAAGGCACACCCAAAACCTTGAGGCTCAACTCAAAGGAGGATTTTATCCAAAGAAAAAGACGCCCCCAAGTGAGCGTCCCTCTTCGTCTAGGAGAAAAAGCAATCTTTAATTACTTTTTCAGAAAAGCTACAGAGAATGATAAAAAACTGTAACCTTTCCTAATATCATAATAACACAAAACCAACTGACATTTACTGACATCTTTTAGTATTTTCACTATTATTTACAATTTCTGATAAATTAGCCAGCGCTTTTCCGTGCAATCTATATACGTGGCGCTCATCATATTTTAAATCTTTTGCAACTGTTCTCCAGCTTCTACACTCAAAATATCTTAGATTAATTAATAGTTGTTCGTCCTCATTTAATTTATCTACATAGTTAGTCCATATAATCAATAAATGGCATAGCTGAGATAGATCCTTGCACATCTTTTTATTGATCTCATCAATTTGGTCTAATATCTTGTCAATATTTTCGTAGATGTCGCAGCCCTCACACTTTGGCATATCGTCAATCACAGGTGACTTGATTCCAGTCTTTTTTGCATTTAAATAATCAATCTGCCTCTGCTTACTTTCTATGTCCGCCTTAATCGCTCTAATCTTCATTAGCTCGTCTTTAACGTTTATCTCACTCATAGTATGTCCTCAACATTTATATCTCTTATACAGTTGCCAAAATCTATATCATATTGCTTGCATATCATGTATATCGTGATTATAATTAGTGATATGTTTCGCTCATTAAGTCCGCTGTCGTCTATTTCTGCTAATAATTTAAATGTGCTTCTTATATGCTCTCTTTTGTCAAGGCTCATAACGAAGTCGTACATATCGTTTGTATTTTTTATTGAACTTTCTACTATAGCATCAAAATCGTGCATATAATATATAT